CGGTTTGTTGTTTTAATCCTAATTTTTTTGCAATTGAAACACTAGACTCACCTGCTTCTGTAAGTTCTTTTATTTTTTGACCATGAGATTTAACTACAGATTCACCTTTATAAAAACCGGGTCTTATATTATCAGTTATAAGAGCATTTGCCTGTTCATCTTCTTTTACTAATTGTTGAAACAAACCACGACTATCTTGTGAAGTTCGTGCATAGTTTTTAAACCATCCCTGTGCTTTAAAGTAATCGTTGCTCATATTAAGTTGGGTCGTAATCACCTTGAACGTCTGTTACAAAGTCTGAAGGATTCTCTTTCATTTGTTTTAATTTTCTTTTTTTATTAATAGAATTAGAAATATCCTTAATTAAAGGATTTTGTCCACCAAGTTCTTCAAGTTCTAATGTATCAGAATATAAACCTTTAACATCACTTACAGTATTTTCTCCTAGTCCAATTTCATAGTCACCAGGTCCAACTACTTGTCCTTCTGGAACAGATTCAGTTGCAAAAAACTCATCTGCTGGACGAGGATTACCTTCATCTGCCATACTCATTCCTGGTTTGTAATTCATCTGTACTCCTTCATCTAAAGCTGTACCAGACCCCATGTAATCTACATCGATTTCACCAGTTCTTTCATTGTGGTAGACATCTACTTTACCATTTGGTGTATCTAATCTTTTAACAGTTTGACCATCAACATATGCATTTTTTTTAGTAACATCTAATCCATCCGCTAAAACTTTATTAACCATTGGCTCAAACCATGATGGCGCTCCAGCATCTTTTCCTATTTCAACTATTTTAGGAACAGCTTTAGTTGCTTCAGTTTTACCTAATACTTTTAAAACTCCAGATTTAAATGCAGCAACACCTGCTGCAGTTGCACCTAATACTTTTAAAAATCCTCTACGTGCTAAATCAACACCTTTACCTTTTGAATAACCTTGTCTTAAGCCAGCGATACCACCACCTGCAAAGTTATATTTTAAATACCCACCGGCTGTTTTTTCTCCAGTAAAAGGATCCATTTCACCACCTATTGAAAATTTTAAATTATCCTTATCAAGAATATTTTTTTGATAACCTATCGTACCACCCATATTATCAGTAAATAAATCTGTGCCTTTTAATGTTACTACACCCATGTCTGTAGAGTAATCTGATTTTCTTCTAAGACTTCCATCAGAATTATAAGTAGGTTCACCTTTTTCATTTAATATTAAATCTCCCGTAAATGTTTTTTCAAAAAGAGGAAAAGATGCACCAACATTTAAATTAGGTGTATCACCACCCTCTAAAATTGATTTAGAAATATCTGCACTAAGTATACCATCATTGTAACTAAGTGTAGGTTTTAAATCAGAACTTCTATATGTTTCGCCATTAAAAGTTCGAGTATCTAAATCACCTGTAAGATTTAAATTAAATTTGTCAGATATTGGAAATGTTTTATTTAAATCTAGTTCTGTAGATCTATATCCATCAGATTCATTTAATTTACCTTTTAACATATTGTCATAGTTAAAACCTAACTCAGTGTTTAATATTTGACCATCATTACTATCAACCATTCCTGATAAATCTAAATCTCCAAAAGTATAGTTTCCTTTAGTTGTTAATTGTCCTTCTTCTAAATTAGGACTACTAAAAGTTAAATTATCCAAACTAAAACTACCTGATGTTACAGATTGTTCACCTTCTGTGTTAATAGTTCTTTTTAAATTTAATCCGTCTATTGGACTTATTTCTAAATCTATTTCTGCTTGATCAACTGCTTCTTTAAGTTTTTCTGTATCAACCATGTTTGTTTTTTTGTTAATTATTTCTTTTTCTGGATATTTTAAATCTAATTTTACTACTGTATTTTTAAATAATTCTTTTTCTTTTTTCTTTTCTCCTACAAACCTGTTAAGCGTCATAGCAGAGTTAGGATTTGCTCTTTTAAATTTTTGAAACTCTTTAACCATGTTAAACATTTCTCTTTCTTCTTTTTCTTTTTTAGTTTCATTAGGTTTAAAAGATTCAATTTTTTTTAGTAATTCTTTTCCAGCCATTTCTTCTAAATTTTCATCTTCAACTAATATATTGCCGTATTTTTTAGCAGCTGATAATCCATCTTGAAAACCAATACGACCACCATTAGCCAAACCTGCTAAACTTTTTTCATTTCCAGTTTGTGTTTCTAAAAACGCATTAATTTTATCTTTGTTGTTTCTTATAATCTCAATAACTGTTTCTCTTTCAACACCTTGTTCTCTTAGCTTGTTGCCTTTTTTAATCATTTCGTTGTATAAAAATTTATTACTTTCTGGTCCTGTACCGTACATACCTTTAAGTAATGTCATTGACTCATCTTTAAACATTTCTTCTGTGTATGGTTTAGCTGGTGGTACTAACAGTCCATTGTTAAACGGAACTCTAATATTGTCATTATCTTCACCTAGTAAATAGTTTAATCCTGTAGAAGTTGTTGCTTGTGATCCGGGGGCCGTGATTCTTGTTCTAGCCATCAAGGCATCCGAACCATGGCCAATGTCTGATAGATCAGGTTCAATCATTGCTTGACCACCACCATAGTAACCAGCACGTCCGCCTTCAGCATTTGGTTCTAAATCTGTAACGTCAAAATCAGAAAGTTCAATCTGTTGTCCAAAATCTTTGTTAATATAATCTTGCAATACTTTTTGTTGATCTTCTGAAGAAAGTTTAATTATTCTTTCCATTTCATCATCAGCTACATTAAAATCTTTTTTAAATTTTTCTACGTTTAATCTAAATTTTTTTGTAGGTTTTAATCTTGCAAAATCTAAAGTGTCATCATCGTAGACAGTTATTTTTTGATCACTTGGTAAGTCTTCACCTAATTCCTTAAATACATTTTCATTTTTAGCAAGATCTGGGTTAGCTTCTATTTCTTTAACAAAATTAGGAAAATTTTCTTGAACGTATTTATCGTCAGGATTTTCTTTTATAGTATTTTTTAAACGTTGAATTAAATACTCTGCTTTAGTAAATTGACCTTTACCTGCTTTTTTAGGTTTACCATATTCTTTTAATGGATCGTTAGGATTAAACGGTACACCTGTATCATCGATTGGCAGGTTAATTACAGTATCATCAAACACTTCATCTTTAATTTTTATATTCTCAATTCCTTTTTTAGGTTTAAACAAATTATCTATTTGTTTTTTAAAAAGTTCACTAAGTTCACCAAATTCATTTTTAGCAAATTGAAGAATAGCTTCTTTGCTTAGACCTCTATTTTGAAGCGATCTTGCTGCTTTTAAAAATTGTAAAAAGGCGTCTTTTTTTGACATACTTAGTAGTACTCTCTTTTCCTAGTTGGTTGTATTTCATCTTCGTAATCTTCTGGATGGGGTAAAAATCCTCCCTGCCTGAATCGCATAATAGCCATAGTCATACTATCAACTAGGTCATCATGATCGCCATATGGAAATGACGCGCATTCTTCAATAACTTCTTCTGCAAATTGCTCGTCAGGGGCCCAGATTAATCCGGCCTCAAAGAGCGGGGCACAAGAATTTACACGTACGTGCTTATCATTACCACGACTTGGGGTAAATGTCATCACTGGAATGTCCATTTGTCTTAGTTCGTGCGTTAATGGAGTTCCAGATGCTTTTTGCTCAACGATAACCATATCAGGATTCCAATATTTGTATTGATCTAATGCTTCACGACGCAATTCGGGAAATTCAAAACGATCTTTTACTGAATCTAATAAAATTATGTTTGGTTTACCTCCTTCGTCAGGATAAAAAACACCCCAGGTAGTAATTGCACTGTAATCGGCTGTTTCTTTTTTTAAAAATGCAGTATCATAGCTTTGAATGACGTAAGTTACGTCTGGTAAAAATTCTTTGTCCCATTTTCGCCACCATTCACGTTTTATTAGCGCTCCTTCTTCAGAAGTTGGCTCTTGCATCCATTGTGCGTTCCATTTTCCAACCGGTAGTGTTGCTTTAACACTCTCAAGTTCTTTTAATGCCCAATATTCTGGCCAAACAGGTTTTTTCTTATCTCCGTGGTCCATGATTGCTGGAAATTCCACCACTTCCCACTGATCACCCTTAACTTTTTTCTGATTGTCTAACAATATTCCTGTTAAATCTTTTTTTGACCACCTAGTCATAACTAAAACTATCTGACCACCTGGTTGTAAACGTTGTCTTGGTCCTGATGTATACCATTCGTAGGCGTTATCGAAAGCGCTGGCTGACATTGCGTCTTGTTCCGAGTGTGGATCGTCAATAATCAAGAGGTCCGCACCACGGCCCGTGATTGCACCACCAACACCAGCTGCAAAATACT